TCGCGCAATCCGCACCTAAAGCAGCTATGAAACTTGTGGATGTTATGGAATCCGATAATCCAATTCCACAGGCTAACATTAGGCTCCAAGCCGCTCAAACTATCTTAGATAGAACTGGCTTGGGTAAGCAAGAAAGGATGGATGTTAATCACAAAGTAGAAGGTGGTTTATTCATACTCCCGGCTAAAGATGAGATTATTATAGATGCAAAAGCGGAGATCGAGTAGTACAATCCCATTTGGGTATGAACTATCTGAAGATAATAAAACTTTAAAGCCTATAGAAAATCAATTAGAAGTTTTAAAGAATGTGTCTTCTATGGTAAAAGAGGGTATACTTTCTTTACGAGAAGGAAGTCTTTGGATAGAACATAAAACTGGGAGGTCTTTAAGCCATACAGGGCTAAAGAAAATTATAACGAATGGAAGATTGGAAAGAGAATCCACAGAACTACCTGACTGATGAAGATGGGAACTTCATACTTAAAAAAGATGGTACTCCCCGTAAAAAGACCGGAAGGCCCAAAGGGTCTAAAGGTAGAGGGTATAACTACCACTCTGAGACTAAGGCAAAGATTAAAGCAAGACGAGCAGTTAAAGATAAAGAAAGAAGAACAGAAAAATTAAAACAAAGATTAGAAGCTAAACGAAATTCATTAAATGCTTCTAAAGAAACATTAAACAAACTAGAAAAGAAAACAACTAATAAAGTTGTTACTGAAGATATACTAGATAAAGTACCTAAAGCTCTAAAGCAAGAAGTCGATGACAATGTTATATTCAAGCCTAACAACGGGCCACAGACAGACTTCTTAGCAGCACCAGAGCGTGATGTACTTTATGGTGGTGCAGCAGGTGGTGGAAAGTCTTATGCCATGCTTATTGACCCACTACGTTTTGCACATAGGGCAGCACACAGGGCGTTAATACTTAGGCGATCTATGCCTGAACTGCGAGAGCTTATAGATAAAAGTAGGGAGCTTTACCCCAAAGCATTTCCGGGGTGTAAGTACAAAGAGGTTGAAAAACTTTGGAACTTCCCAAGCGGAGCCAAAGTAGAGTTCGGCTTCTTAGAGCGAGATGCCGATGTCTATCGGTATCAAGGCCAAGCCTATTCTTGGATTGGTTTTGACGAGATTACTCACTTACCTACTGAGTTTGGATGGAACTATCTCGCTTCTCGCCTAAGAACGACCGACCCTGAGATTACACCCTATATGCGGTGTACAGCAAACCCCGGTGGTGTTGGAGCTACATGGGTAAAGAAAAGGTATATTGATCCACATCCACCTAATGAATCGTTTGTAGGTGAAGATAGATTAAGTAGAAAGTTTATTCCGGCTAGGTTAGATGATAACCCTTACTTAGCTGAAGATGGTAGGTATGAAGAAATGCTACAAGCATTACCACCTACTCAAAGGAAACAACTATTAGAAGGTAATTGGGATGTTAATGAAGGAGCAGCCTTTACCGAGTTTGAACAAGACATACACGTTATTACACCTTTTGAAATTCCTATATCGTGGGAACGTATTAAAGGTATTGACTATGGTTATGCTTCTGAGAGTGCTTGTATATGGGGAGCAGTAGACGCTTCAGATGGTACTCTTATAATTTACAGAGAGCTATATCAAAAAGGATTGACAGGAGTAGACTTAGGAGAAAAGATTACTCAACTAGAATTAAATGATCCTTATTCGGTTCAAGGAGTTTTAGACACGGCAGCGTGGGCTAGGACAGGAACTACAGGCCCAACAGTAGGTGAGTCCTTAATTCGTGCAGGTCATAAACTACGAAGGGCTGATAAGAATAGGGTTCAAGGTAAAGTACAAATTCATGAATACTTGAAAGTGCAGCAAAGCGGAAGGCCACGACTACAAATATTTAATACTTGCCCTAACCTGATACGCGAACTTCAAAGTATTCCTCTGGATAAAAATAATCCAGAAGATGTTGATACTCATGCGCCAGATCATGCTTATGATGCTCTGCGCTACTTAATAATGTCTAGACCAAGAATACAAGATTCATTTAGTCGTATTAGAAATTTACATTTAGAACAAGCTTATACACCTTCAGATAGTGAGTTTGGATACTAGGAATAAATTATGGCACAAGAAGAAAACACACTGATACAAAATGCTGATGGTATTTATTTTGAATCAGTAGAAAATGAAGAAGGTATGAATCTAAATCTTGAAGAAGATTTAAATAATAAGCTTGCAGGTCTTATTGAAGATAGATTTGCTGACTCTGAAAGAGCTAGAGATGCTGATGAAAATAGATGGTTAACTGCTTATCATAATTATCGTGGCCTTTATCCAAAGAATGTAAAGTTTAGAGAATCAGAAAAATCTAGAGTATTTGTAAAAGTTACTAAAACAAAAGTGCTTGCAGCTTTTGGTCAATTAGTAGATGTTATCTTTGGAGGCAATAAGTTTCCTATAGGTGTATCAGAAACTAAAATACCAGAAGGTATTCCAGAAATTGCACACTTAGATACTAATAACCCTGTGCCGGGAATTGAAACTAGCATGGGTGAAGAAGAATTAGAAAATCCTTATGATGTAGGTTATGAAGGAGATGGTAAAACTTTAAAACCCGGAGCTACTTATGGCACTGGTAAGTTTGAAGGATACTTAGATAAAAAAGCTCAAGACTCTTTAACTGAAGGAGCATCGGCAAATCCACAGATTCCAGAAATAAAACCTGCACAAAAAGCAGCAAGACGCATGGAAAAATTAATCCATGATCAAATAGAAGAATCTAATGGTGCTAGTGAAATAAGAAGTTCTTTGTTTGAAGCATCTTTATTTGGAACAGGAATTGTTAAAGGGCCATTTAATTTTAATAAAACATTAAACAGATGGACTGATGAAGATGGAGAGCGTAGTTATAATCCTGTTCAAGTTCGTGTACCTCGAATTGAGTTTGTAAGTATTTGGGATTTTTTTCCAGACCCTAATGCAACTAGTATAGATGAATGTGAATATGTTGTACATAGACACAAACTAAATAGATCACAGTTTAGAAGTTTATCTAAACTCCCTTACTTTGATAAAGATCAAATAAGAGCTTGTCTTGAAATGGGAGCTAATTATGAAGAAAAAGACTATGAGTTAGAATTAAGAGATGATCACAGAACTTCTGATTATGGTTCTTCTAAATATGAAGTATTAGAATATTGGGGTATTATGGATGCTCAATATGCCAGAGAAGTAGGCATGGAGCTAAGTGATGATGTAGATGATTTAGATGAAGTA